TCCACACTATCTTCTAGATACTTGACTGGTAGATTATCTTCTAACCACTGTACTGCCTTGACATGGTTAGGGTTCTTCTCGTCATAAAACTTGAAGAAGTTGTGTAGGTCAATCCTTGCCATTTGGTCCTCCGAAATACTTTTGATACAATTGATTTGCTTCCACGTGCTTACCGTGATTTGTCAGATCTTTGATACGTTGCAATATCTTTCTCTTGAAATTAATCGAAGATTCTTCCCCATCCATCATTCCCTCCTGGACACCAACGGTGCTTGAGAACTGCTTTGGTGTAAATGGTCTTCTTACCATTTGTGACTGGTCCAGTATAGTTATCGTTGAGGGAACCGTATGGATCGTTGACAAAATATCCTTTACCATCTGGCGTCTTACCGATGACTACACACATGTGCCCACCAGTAGGTGCAGATAGAGAACCGCGATGCAAGATGCCAATAACAACAGGTTTCCCAGCATCAAGACTCTTATCAATGTCAGCAAAAGAAAGATTGTAACTAAAGTGTGACTTAACTCCATAACCTGCCAGAACTTTTGTCTGTACCGAATGGTCAGTCGTGTCGCCAATCGCAAATACTTTCTTGACATACTCGTCATCACCTTTGATGCTTCCTGGTTTGAGGAAAGCAAGACACATAGCACACGATGAACTGTTACAAGTTCTATGTGCATCTCTGTAGTTGTCTACTTGATTGAAATAAGGAACTGCTAAAACCTCTGGAGTTGGTGGTTTTGTTCTGAAAATACCAATCCAGTCAGTTTCTGCATCATCTAAAAACTGAGCAGGTAGGTTATCTTCTAACCATTGAACTGCTGCTACGTGATTTGAATTTTTTTCGTCGTAAAACTTGAAAAAGTTATGAAGATCTAATGTCATCTTCCTCTCCTATGAATTCTAATGAGAAAATATCATGCTCTGGAATATCTGGATTCAACCATTCACTAAACTCAGATTGAATCGCATGGGCATCTTCAATATTTTTTTCTTCACATAGGAAATGTATACGATCAATTGCCCAATCATGTGATTGTTTCAGAGTCTTTTCCAAAGTTTCCATAATCTTTTCGCATGTAGCGTCCTAGGATATTACTATTGTAATACGCTGGACTCCCATCGTCAAGAGACTCGATCAACACATTATTTAGGAAGAGCTGTTTTGTTTCTTCGTAGTTGCACTGTCCTTTGGTTTTATGGAGGCTAAGTATTGTTCTGTCGCAGGATGCTTTTCCCCAAATGTTAATATCGGATTTGAGTTCAGGACAGGAGCCGTAATATGCTTTCCAATCGGACTCTGACTTAACTTTTCTAGATTTTCCTCTTGGTGTGCGGAAAGACCAGAAATACTTTCTACCAATATAACTACGACCAGTTTTACCGCAATGAATATGATATACAAAACCAAAATAATCTTGAATATCAGAAGACTCAAAAATTTCCCCATTGAATCTCCAGGGATTTTCATAACTCATATTAAAGGTCTTTATGAGATATTATTTATCTTCAATCCTAGCAAAGCGATTCTAGCAATAAAAAAGGGGGTTTGTCAACCCCCAAGTATTATGTTAAACTTTTATCAAACGGTGCGACCATCGCCAACAGCAGTGCGTCCTGATTGACCCTCAACAATATCACGAATGACTTCTGCATCCATTTCCATCATTACATAGAGTGCTTCATCTACGGTCTCTACGTGCCCGTTGTCGATAAGATACTCAAGGACTAAATCAAAAGCATCATACTCATAGGACTGGTTTAGCATCTTCTCTCTAGCGGTCTGTCTGGGCGCTACAGGGGTTGGTTTAGGGGTTGCAGCAAGGGCAGCGGTCTGCTTAACTTCAGGTGCTTTAAATGCTGATGCACCTGGAGTTGGTGATGAAAATGCTTTAGCACCAGCAGATTGACCTGCTGATTGAATTTTAGCAGTGGTGCCAGCAGCCTTTGCTGCCTGAAGTGCTTTTTCTGGAGAAGCACCAGATGCTCTTGCTGCTTGTGCTGCCTTTAATTCGGCAGAGGTTGGAGTTCTTCTTTCGAATGAAGTTTTGCCCAACATTCCGGTTGCAGGTTTTGCAGGTGCTGCAGGTCTAGTGGGGGCAACTTTAGCTACATTAGTAGGAGCAGGTGCCGCTGCAGGAGCAGGAGCAGGTCTAGGAGTAGGAGCAGGTCTAGAAGCGGAAGCGGGTGTGGCAGGTCTTGCAGAAGCAGCTGGGGTTGATCCGGTTCCATATCTAGTTCCACCAGAACCTTTAGCACTAGGAGATCCACCACTACCAAATCTTTGTTGTCTCAAAGCATCAATTCTATTATCAGACTGCCTTTGTTGAGCCAATTCCTTTTGCTTTGCCGCTAACGCTGCTTGCCCACCAAAATTGACAGCAATTTCATCAAGTTGATCTACATCTTCATCAACAACTTCTTCTACAACTTCTTCTACTTGTGGAGCATAAATCGCAGCATATGCTTCCACCATACCTTTTGCTTCACTGCCAGTAATTCTAGACATTTCTTCTTTGTAATACTTTTATAAATTTATTTATAAAAAAAGAGGGTCTTAAGACCCTCTTTTTACATCATCATGGTATTTACCCAACCATTCTTTTTTGTAATCATAATCACCAAACAAGTATTCATCACATTCTGCTGCTTCTTGATATGCGTTCAGGATTGCCTGCTCGCACCATTCATCATAGTTGGAATCCTGAGAAAGTATCTTTGGTAACATTAGATTATGTTAAGTCCTGGTTCTAATAATTTATATCTTTTTCCATCATATGCAACCCCAGAGTAATATTCTGTAGTATTCATAACGGAAAACATATTATATTCTCTACCATCCTCAAATGGAGTTATATCAACTAGATCTCCATAAGTATTTTTCCAGATACTATGATATATTGCACATCCATAAGTTTCATCTTCAGTATCTGTAATCAAATAGTATCCACTTATCTTTTCTCCGCCATAAGTATTCACATAATGATTTACATTATTGTGGCAGTTTGCATCAATACATAATGGTTTTTTAATAACAGGGATATTCAGTAAAGTAGAAGAAAACTTACAATATTCCTGAAGTTTCATCACACACTCATCTTCAGGTAGTGATACTCTAAATTTTCTCAATTGACCATCCATTTTTTCTCGGTCCTTTTCTGTCATAAAGTATTGCTGCATTCATTGTTGCATAAGAAATACTTTGAGATTTACAAAATTTCTTTAATCCACCAACAATAATATATTCTTTATTTTCTGGAGAAGTGATTTTCCAAGTTTTAGAGTTTGGATTATCTTTTCCAAATTTTGGTGCTCTATTTTGACTTATTTTATTTCTTGTTTCTTGTGAAAGTTTAACACCATATCTTGGATTATTTTTACCAGCAACCTTTTCGCTTATTTTTTTCTTTGCTTCTTCGGTGTGTTTTCTGCCACCAAAACCTATTGTTTTTTGTCCTCCAGGTTTTCCTTCACCACCAAGATTTTGATTTAATAATACACCACCATCACACTCTCTTTTCCAAAGTGCTATGTGTTTTATTTCTAACTCTATTGCTTCTTCTTTAGTAAGACCAGATTTTACAACCCATCTTCTTTCTCTTGGTGGTAATAGATTTGCACCATTACTTCTCAAATGTTTTGCGTGTATTCTTCTTGGTTTCCCATATCCCACATAAAAGGGAGAACCAAAGTCCTCCCTTAAGTAGTAGTAAAGAATATAATTATTCATTTTAAGACTGAACTTACCTATTATTATTTATATAATACACTATTTCAGTCTTAATGTCAATCACAACTGGAACCCAGCAAAAGAGTCTTTGGTAACATCCTGCTTAATACCACCAACAATATATGACTGCACTTGCGTTTGCTGTGGCGCCACTTGAAGACCTTTAGAACTGATCCAATGCTCAGTCCAAGGGAGTGGATTATTTTTCGCAGAAATATCATAAAGTGGTTTGAGTCCAATTGCCTTCATTCTACGATTGGCAATCCACTCGACATATTGCTGAAGAAGTTTATCATTTAAACCAATCATAGAACCATCCTTGAACAGATACTCTGCCCAAAGTTTTTCTTGATTGACAGCATTCTCAAAGGTCTTGTAGAACCATTGCTCTTCTTCTTTGGAGATACGTGCCATCTCAGGGTCATCACCCTCTTTCCATTTGTTCAGAATATTCTGAGTGATAACCAAATGTTGGTTCTCATCACGGGCAATCAGTGAGATGATTTTTGCACTTCCTTCCATAAGCTTGAGTTCGCCAAACGCAAAACTACAAGCGAAACTGACATAAAAGCGAATACCTTCAAGAATATTAACGTTTGCAACTGCTCTAAACAGTTTTCTTTTGAGTTCATACCTTGCTTCTCGTGCGTATGGGACTTGTTCTAACGCATGAATCCACTCACTAGAATTATCATATTGATGAGCACTGTTGATGAAATCGTTGTATGCCTGAGTCACACTCACGGCACGTTCCATAATACGATCCTCTTTCAGAATCGTATCAAATACTTCAGAAGGGTCTGAATAAACATTCTTAATGATATAGGTGTATGAGCGAGAATGGATCATCTCCATAAACTCCCATACCTTCATACACGCTTCCAGTTCGGGTAGTGAACAGTATGGAGCAAATGCCATACCAGGTCCACGACCCTGAACGGAGTCCAGCATTACCTGATACTTCAGGTTGCTGGTGAAGATGTGCTTTTGCTCTGGGCGTAGCATATGATAGTCTGCCCTATCTTTTTGCAGAGAAACCTCTTCAGGTCTCCAAAAGTATCCTAATTGTTGAGTTGTTAGTTTGTCGAAGATTGGGTATTTGTAAGAATCATATCTTTGTATTCCTAGTGGTTGACCAAAAAACATTGGCTGTTTTCTAGTGTCTACTTCTTGAGAATTAAAAACGGTCATTGATTCGACCATTGATTTTTCCTCTGAATTTTTCTTAAAACTAAAAACCATACTTCCCTCAACAAATTAACTTTAACTCACACTCTAATATTTAACTGAATCAGATTTTGCAACTTTCGCAGTCTTCTTCACCATTATTCATAATGTCGTCCAAAATTGATTCAAGTTTTTGTTTCTTTTCTTCGACCACTTCATCAGACTTATTATCATAAGTATTTTGATAATAACTTGTCTTCCAACCCAATTTATAGGTCATTAGAAGATCCTGTGCCATTACTGAAGTAGGAACCTCATTATCTGGGTAATTTTCTGGATTATAGGACCAATTTCCAGAAATCGCTTGATCAAAGAACTTTTGCATAACAGCAACAATATGAATATAACCGCGATTGCTAGGCATATCCCACAGAAGCGTATAATTATTCTTAAGTGTTTGATACTGGGGAACAATTTGCTTAAGTGGACCCTTCTTTGACTTTTTAACGGACAAGTATCCGCGAGGTGGTTCGATTCCATTTGTTGCGTTTGACACAACGGAACTGCTCTCCGATGGCATCTGTGCGGACAATGTTGAGTTCCGTACACCATACTGGATTACCTGCTGCCTAAGACTTTCCCAATCATACTTCAATTCATTAGGTACAATTTCATCAACATCCTTCTTGTAAGTATCTATGGGAAGAATACCTTGCCCATACTTAGTTCGGTGTGAATATTCACAAGCACCTTTTTCTTTTGCAAGATCAACAGTTGCCTGAATCAGATAATACTGGAATGCCTCAGTCAGATCGTGAACCAGTTTCCAGGCACCAGGATCATCATAATGCTCGCCGTGCTTAGCGAGATAGTGTGCCAAACCAATGAAACCTACCCCAAGTGAACGACGTGCTCTGGTGGCGATTTCTGCTGCTTTAACGGGGTATCCTTGAAAATCAATAAGTTCATCGAG